CCATTGAGATACGATATGCCCTTTCTCTAATTTTATATTTTTTATATAACCACTACCCTCTGGATTGTTATGACCATTAATAACAAAATAGATAGATTCTGATGTATTTATTCCTTTATGAGTTGTAAATGAATAACTATACCTTTTCCAAGTACCTACATTATCTTGTGAGATAGTTATATCCATTCTTCCACTATGGTAGTTATAATTATTACTTTCGACATTTTTATGATAAAGTCCTCCGTGGAAACTAAATAAACTCGTATCAGAATACGCATCAAAAGATATTACGTATTGTTCATTAGGTATTATAATATTCTCTTCATTGTTTATTTCCTGTCTAAGGCTTAACTCTCTATTAGCCATACTAAACTTCGCATTACGGTTTATAAGGGCTATACAAGGGAAATGGAAGGTTTCTAAATCTATGTGTGGATGATAACCTATCTGTGGGTTTTCTACACTATCATTATAATCTTGCCAATAAGTTAATCTACGAGTACCGTTTAATGTTCTATCCCACGTTATTAAATCATCAACAATAGCTTTACGAGGTGCAGAGTTGTTTAAATAGTTAGTTCCACCAACACTTATATCACCTAATTCTCCTGATACGAAATCTTTAAGATTGTTGATTTGATTTTGTACTTCTGTTTTACTTGCAGTAAGTTTTATACCTTCGTTTAAAATCTCTATGTCAGACTCGGCTTTTTCTAACTTGCTTGTCATAGATGCCATATCTTCCGTGTACTTTTGGTTACTTACTTTAAGTTTTATTTGTTCTTTATTTTGGTCTATTTCTGATTGTTGTCTTTCTATTGTTTCAGATTGTTCATCTTGGTTAAGTTCGATATTAAATATTTTAGATGTTACACTCTCTCCATCTATATCTATTTTAGTACCGTGTATTGTACCTGTACCATCTTTATTTATATTATCTATAACAGAGTGTATATTAAGTTTACCACCGTCTATATTAGCATCTCCTGCTATTTTATCATTGTTTATAGAACCGTCAGTTATACCTTCACGATATACTCCATTCTCATCATACAATATAGTTTGACCGTCTGCACCACGTACTCTAAGACCATATACAGTACCGTCATCATTCACATCACCCAAAGATACTCTTTCAAATTGTTTAGACCCTATGCCTTCAAATACTTGAAGTCTATTACCTCTAAGTTTTAAATTACCATTAGCACCCGATATTGTTACTTTTGATGTGTCAACAACTCCTGCATCAAGTTTATCTGCACTTACTTTGTTGATTTGAGCATCACCTATTGCACCATTTGCTATTATTGTACTACCTGCTACGATAGTACCTGCTTGTATATGATTTGAATTTATCTTGTTGAATAACAAATCACCATTTATAAGTCTATCTCTCCACTCATCAATTTGAATTTTAGTATAATATCTACCATCGTGGTCGTGAACTATTTTTGCATACCTATCATCGTGGTTATGATTTGGTATAGTTGTACCACTATTATCTCCACCACCAGAACCACCAATATTACCTTTTAAAGTTTTCCCTACTTCATATGCAAACGAACTAACTTCTTGTTCTTCATTAAGTTCTGTATAATATGGAGAAGTAGAGTCAACATTAGGGTAAAGAACATTGTTCTCAACCCCTGTTACCCCTTTTTTAAAGGCATCAATATATGCGTTTTTGTGTTTTATAATTTTATCCATACACATCATTACCTTTCTAATTTATCTTCGATTACATCTAAACGTATTAATATTTTTTCAAGAACAGGTACGGTTTTATCTAATTGTTCTCTCATCTCTTTTTCTCTTGTTTGAGAAGAGTATAATACATACCCTAATAACAATATAAACAGTGATAAATAAGCACTAGGGCTATTTACTATTTCATTTATAAGTTGCATATTAAGCTCCACTTTCTCACCCCTTTATAAGTCTAAATTTCTGTACCAATTCCCCTTATTACCTGTTATATAATTTATCCAATCCATAAGTATTTGTTTATCTGTAATTTTTTGACTTTGTTTATCTTCATCTGATTTTTGTTGTCTATTCTTTTCGCTACCTAATGTTTTAACTAAGTTTGGCATAAATGGGTTTAAATCCATAAGAACTTCTTTTATTCTTTGTTCTTTAGTTATTTCATTCCACCCTGGTTTTTCACCTTCTTCAACTATTTTGTTACCAAAATTACCTTCCCCACGTGATTGTTGCATTAACATACGTACAAGAGGGTTCATTTTATTTTCTATATCATCTCTTTCAAATGGTATAGCGTCCTCAACATTTGGGAACATATTTTGTTTATATAAATAGTTGTATTGGTCTCCGTTTACACTATCAGTAAGATTTGCATAAGGTTTTTGTATCTTTCCATACTTAAATTCTTCGTTTTGGCGTTGCTCTTCTGGTATACCATTTTCTAAACCTTTAGTACCTCTTATTATAGAGTTTATCTTACCTGGGTGTTCAAACATTGAGCCATACATAAGTCTTGCGTTATTTTTATGGAATGTCCAGAATGGGTCTACAAAATCTCCCATAAAATCATCAACTTTGTTTTTCTTACTATAATCAAACAAGTATTTATTTACAGATTTAGAAGCATCCTCTGGAGACATACCTCTTTCGATTTGTTTTATGAAGTGATTTAAACGTGCAGTTTGTTCGTTAGTTCCTAACCATTTCATAATAGATGAGTTATCTATTTGATTTTCAAGTCTAGGGAATACACCTCTAGCACTTCTTACATCCTCTCCAAGACCGTCAACTACACCTAATTCTTGTGCAAGTTTTCCTATCTCATCATAACTATATACTTGGTTAGTTTTTGCACTCTTTATAAAACCATTTTTACCACCTTTACCATTGATTTGTTTAAGTACGTTTCTAGCTTCTGTTTGAGGTAGTAAAGCATCTGCTCCAAGTGCAAGATAGTTTTGTCCTTTGTTTTGGAAGAAGTTTTGTACGTGCCAACCTGGGTTATATACTGTAAGTCCTTTTTTATAAGAGTTTAACCAACGTTTATACATATCATAAAATTCGTTATCTTTATGTTTAGACATTTTATTAGTAGACCTCATATAATCATCTATATTAACATCATCAATGTGTTTGTTAAGTTTGTTATACTCATCAATGTTTTTATGAATTGTTTTTGTAGAATTTTTCATACTATCTTCATATACATTTAAGTTTTCAAGAGATTTGTCTGGTGTAGTTTTTGTAGGTTTTACAAATTCTTTGCTATTTTTAGCGATGTGTTCATCTATTTTTTTCAATTCATTAATACCTTTTTTAGACACATCATCTGATAAAACTTTATTTGAAAACTCATTCCAATATTCATAAACTTCATTTGGCATATTATTAGGTTTTGTTTTAGGAGGTTTTTGATATGGATTAATACCAAGCTCATAAAGTTTATCTGCGTATTGCTTGAAACTTCCACTATCAAGTTCACTAGGTATTTTAGGTAATTTTATTTGTGATTTGTTTTTGTTTTTATAAAGCGAACTCTTATCAACATCTAGTTTTTGCCCTGTTATATATCCAAGCATATTAACTTGGCTATCGTTGTCAACATTAGGTTTTAATAAATCAAGTACATCAAAATCTCCATCAACAGGGAAGTTGTTTTGCTCTTTTAATAAATCTGGTAGGTGAACATAATCTTCATTAACTTTGATATGATTATCTGCTATATCCATAACTTCTTGAACACCACCATCAACTTTACCTGTCAGTTTACTTATAAAATTATTAAAGTGTGGTGTATTAGGTAATTCATTTATAGCAGGTGTAGGTAGATTATTAAGATTAGGTTTGTTCTCTAAAAACTCATCAAATGGATTTTTAGTTTTATTAAGATTTGTATTCACATCATCAAGAGTTTGTATGTTGTTCTTGCCTCCTAACATACTACTTATTTCACTACCTAAGTTATCTCCACGTTGTAGCATTTTAGGGTTTGGTATATCAAACAACTCATCAATAGTTTTAGCACCTTCTGTCATTAAATACTTCCATTGTAATTGGTCTGGTGTAAGTTCATCTATATTATTAAGTGCTTTACCATTTATTTTGATGTGAGCCATTTCAAGTGGGTTAATACCTTTTGTAGTGTTCTTGATAATACCATTTAAAGGGTTTGTTCCGTTTAAATTTTTACCTACTTGCATATCTTGTTGTATAGATTGAATTAATTTAAGTTTTTGGTTTTTAAGTTCGTTAAAATACACTTTTCTATCAACACCAAGATTATCAAGATAATTAACATTATCCTCTACAAGTAATCTTATCTTTGCATACTCATCACCATACTTACCGCCTTGAGTAAGTTTAACTTCTTTATTCATAAGAGTTAATAAGTTATCTACGGCAGATTTTACATTTTTATTTGCATATACGTTTTTAAAAGTTTGCTTATCTTTAGGTATTTGAACTCCATATTTAGAGTTTACGTATTTAAGACCTATACTTTTACTATATTCTATCTTATCTTTAGGTTTTATTTGGTTTTTAATATTACCACCAACATTATTTTGGCTTACGTGATTATATTCATCAACATTTTTATAGAATAAACTTTGTGCTCTAGGAGATGCAGTTAAATCTGGATCAGAGCCAATTTCAGATTTATGTTTAGCTTCTCTGATTTGATTTTCCTTACCTTTTGTAGCATCTATTTTAGCTTGTTTATCTGCTAATTCATCAAGTGCTTCTTTATAGCCTTCTGTACCGTCTTTTTTACCATACACCTTTTTAGCGTAATCATCATACTCATCAGACATATATTTTACTTTTTTATACTCATCATCCCACTTCGCTATCTTTTCACCAAGTTCTTTATACTCGTAAAATTCATCTGTATTAAGTGGTTGTACTCTTTTTTTAGTTTGTAACTCTTTATATCTATCGGTAAGTTCTGCTTTGTTTTTAACACCAAAGTGTGAAGCTAGATTAGACATCTTCTCATCATATCTATAATCAGTAAGTGAAGCAGATATTTTTCTAGCACCTTCTCCAACAGGTATTTTATTACCTAAAGAGTCAAACTCTTCTAAAACACCATTAGCTTGTTTAACTATCATATCATCTACATAATCTAGTAATTGATTTGCGTGTCTAGGTGTTACATTTCTTCTGACAACATCTTTACCGTCAAAGAATAAATCATTTAACATCTTAGATACTTCGTGAGCACCTATCTCACCTTTATCAACTAAATATTTTGCGTTTTTAATTTGAACACTAGCTTCTTCAAGAGTACCTTCTGAAAGTGTACTAACTTTCTGTGCAAAGTTTTTAACACCTGTTCTAAGCAACCCTTCTCTTTCTTTTATGTTACCTACGTTATCTACAAATTTAGGATTGAAAACATCTTTAAGAAGTTTATAATTGTTTTCTTTTATATATTTTTGTTTAGCAAGTTCTTCTGCACTAAATTTAGGTGTGTTTACATCTTTAGTATTAAAATATCTGTTATCATCTTTTATCTTTTGTTGTGTTTCATAACCTCTACGTCTAGTAGTACTTTCTATCATATCAGTTATCTCATCACTACCTTTTACTACTTGTTCATACACTTCTGGTCTAGTTTTTCTAAGGTAGTCAAGTGTTGCACCTGCGTTATGAGGGCTCATAGAGTCTATCTTGTTTACAAGACCGTCTATATCGTCTCCATATTTGTTTATAACTTTTTCATATTTTGCATAAGGGTTTTGTATGTTATCAATATATGCGTTCATACTTCCGTCTTTACCAAACATAGAGTATTGTCCATTTGCCTTACCTTTTACAATATTATCTACCTCATCAACACTATTCATTAGATTAGGTATATAACCGTCTTTAGTTTGAGTATATTTTTTATTAAGTGTTCTACCGTCTATGCTACGTTGAGTTCCTTTAAGTGGTTTATTATCAAGTGTATCAAGGAACTTACCTAGATTAGATGTGTTAGGGTTTTTCTTAACAACGTCTTTAACATTATCCATTGTCTTTTCAAATTGATTATCTAATAATTTATCAGTAGCAGTTTTACCTTTTTTACCAGAGTAAAACACATCATCAGAAGCTCCTGTTACTTTATTACCTTTACCTGCGTACTTCTTAGAGTTAGCCATAAGTTTAGCAGTTTCTTCTGGTACGATACCTGTTGCTAAGTTTGCAGTACCGTTTTTAAGTTCTTTAAACGATTTGGCAGTATTTTTACCAAGTCCTTTTACCACATCAACAACTTTATCTTCAACAATAGTAGGTGCAAGTAAATCCATAACAAAACCTGTTACGTTAAGTAAGTTAGTATCTCTTTTTTTATTCTCTTCGATTTGTTTTTTATATTCTATAGCATCGCTATGTCTACCAGTGTCCTCTAAAAATCTTATTTGACCTTCATCCGCACGTGTTTTAGCTTCACTAAGAAACGACCCCATATATTTACCAAAACCTGTTTTATCAAGCTCCTCTTTATTCGCCTTTAAATTTTCTTTAAGGTTATTTCTACCTTGACTATAATATTTATAATCACGTTTAGGGTCTGCTACCGCTTTGGCTAAATTACCACTATCTTCTGCTACACCTGCAATACCTGCAAGACCGTAACTTCCAATCGCACCTATACTTTTCATAAAATCCATAGCAGGGTCAAGTATAACGTCTTTTGCTCCACCTTTTACATATTCCAAAGCATTACTTATGTGTTTTCCTTTACGTTGATTTGCTTTGGCAGTTTCAATACCGTCCCAAACTTTAGTGTTTAAATGGTCGCTAAACTTTTCTGCATTATCCCATTTGTGAGAACTCATCAATGCGTACTTTTGTTTAGGCATATATTCTTTATTGTTTAGTGTACCTGTGTTTTTATAACTCTCTTTTTCATAGTCTTTAAGAAGTCTTTTATTACTGTAAAACCCATCATATTTAGTTCCGTCTGCTTTTGTACCACCTTTTACGTATTTAGGCTTTCCTGTTTGGTAGGCATATTTTGCTTCATATGGGTTTTCACCGTTTTGTTTCTTTACATATCTACTTCTTTTCATCCCCTTAGTATCTATATAATCATCACCATAACCGTGTACTTTTTGACCTTCTGCTAAGTTTTTCTTAACACCATAAACTGTTTGATTAACTGATTTAGTATAGTTACCTTTTATGTAGTTCTCATCTGATTTGGACATTTTTTTATTGTACTTTGCGTTTTTATTAGTAACTCTATTTATCTTGTTTTGTTGAATTTGTTGTTCAAACTTTTTCTTTTTAGAACTCATAAAATCCTCCTTTCAATTATTTTTTCTTAAATATTTTCTTTACTGTCTTTTTAACTTTATCTTTAAACTTCTTAGTTTTCTCTTGTTGTTTTTTCTTTTCTGCCATTTGCTTTTTGATGTACGCTTGGTTTTTAGCACCAAAACTTTTATTAATTTCAACACGTTTCTTTTGTTGTGCTTTAGCTTTTTCTTGTTTTTTAGTATTTTTCTCTTTTTGTTTAGAAGTTTTATTTTTGGAATTTTTATTCTTAGAACCTTTCATAATATCGTTATGTATGCTCTCTACATTTGCTTTATGGTTTTGTTTCATTTTAGCGAAATTATCATTAGAAAATCTATTCATAACTTTAGCTTTAGTTCCTTCTTGAGTTTTCTTTACTTTATCTATATAATCTTTTCTTAATGGCGATTTATGTTGATACACAGTATCTCCTATGTTATAAGCACCATTCGTACTTCTTGCTACTGATTTGTTTATAAGGTGTTTTAATGCAGTTTCTCTAGTATTGTTTAATCTCTCATCAACTGTTTTATTAAGTCCGTAATAACTGTTATACATAGGTGAAACAGAGTCGTTATATATACTTGCTCTTTCCATTAAGTCGTAAACTCCACCTGTGTCTACTGCATTATACACATCAGTTGAAAGTTGTTTAAATTTGTTGTCTACTGCTTGTTGTGTTATCTCATCATTAAGTGTCTCTGCACTTATTTCTCCACCGTCATAGTTTTGATAACCACCATAATAACCTCTTGAATAAGGGTTATAACTTCTTGAATAACCAGAATATCCACGTCTTGAATATCCACCACCACCGCTTCTTGAGTTATCTGCCATTTCTTTATCGTGGTCTCTATCTAATTTGTTTTCACCAGATTGCCAATTGTTTTGACTATCTTGTTGTTCTTTATCAAACTTGTTTTGAAGCTCTTGCATCATTTGTTGGAATTCTTTATCTTTTTGTGCTTGTGCTTCTTCCCACGCACGTTTTTCTTCAAGTAGTTTTTGTTCCCAATCACGATTATCTTGTGTTTTATTATCTTCTCTATTCCAATTCATTAACTTTTCAAAGTAATCTGTTTGGTATCCATTTAATTTATTTTGGTAATCATTGTAGTTTTGTAAGTGCCCCATATTTAATTGAGCTAAAGAGTTGTTCATTTCGATTTGTAATTTATTAAGAAGTTCATTACGTTTATTAGAAGTTTCTACTAAATTCTTGTTGTGATTTATATTTGCTACGTTTTCTAAACCTAATTGTTGAGGTGAGTATTGTATACCACGATTTGTACCAGATACGTTTAATTCTTCCATTTGGTTATACTTCTGTTCGTTTAGTGTATCAACAGATTGTTTATAAGCGTTCTCTGCTTCTAGTTTAGATTGTTCGTGTTGTTTTTTTAATGCTTCTTGTTGTTGTTGGAACATTTGCTCTTGAAGTTGCCAACCTTTATTTGCTTGTTCTTTTTGAGATTGAAGTATTTGGTCTGCTAATTTGTAAGGTGTAGATTGACTTGTATATTTATTATATAACTCTGGATTATCAAGTGCTATACCTGCATCTAACTTTCTTTTTGCTTCTGCTTCGTATTCTGCTTGTGTCATACCACCTGTTCCAGGCACTATTGCATTAGGGTCTAACGGGTTATATACTAAGCCTCTTTGGTTTGCACTCGCATCAACAGTTTTAGCATTTGAACTAACACTATATCCACTTGTAGTCTCTGGTGTTACTGCTAACGCACTATTCACATCAGATAAACTCATTAATCCTGCTCCACCTTCTATATTTGCAGGTTGTGTTTGATTTGCTTCAACAGGTGTAGTTATCACAGGAGTACCTTCTGACGCATTTAAAGGGGTCTGTGAGGTGTTTGGAATAATTGGCTTAATATTTATATTATTAGGTGTTTGTACAGGTGTAGAGATGCCACTAGCACTCCCAGAGCCTGTTGTATTTGTACTCGTACCAGTTGTAGGAGTCATAGCTTTTACTTTATTTTGTATTGTAGCTTGAGTCGTGTTAGGCATTGTTGTATTATTTACAGTTTTACCATTTAACGAGTTTCTAACTTTTTCTTTAAAATTATTTATAGGTTGTTGTTTTTGTCTCTTTAAATAATTGTTATATTGATTTTGCATAACTTTTCCTTTCTTTGTTAATTATATATATTTATTGTATCACGAGTGGCGAATTAACGCCACCCGATGTTTATTTAGGGAATCCATTACTCCAACCTTGCGGAACAGTAGTCATACTAAATCTTCTCCATTCTTTAGTAATCTCTATCATCTTAGGTTGACATACACCTTTGTTGTGTTGCCAACTATCGTGGAACATTAATCCTTCTTTTAACCACCAATCTCCACCACAGTTACTACAGTAATGCGTACTATCTCTATCATCTACACCATTTTCATCCCACTTAACTTTTCTCAAATCTATACAAGTATAAATGTATTGGTATTTAGTATCAAAAGCCTTTATATTTGAAAATGGGTGATACATACAGTTTTCTGAATTAATCTTATTTGCTTCTCTAAGTATTATAGTTTTTGATGTGCTAGATTGTTTAACACTATCTCCAAAATATCTATTACTGTCTCCACTAAATGACTCTGCATAAAAATTACCATTTGGTACAGGTAGGTGTTGAACTAACTCCCACTTTCCATTGTACCAACCATAAACTTTTATATCCTTCATCTCAACGGCAGTATTTTGAGTAAAAGGTGTTCCTTCAACTCTATATATGTTTGACCAACACCCTAGTGCTTGAAACGCACCTGTTCCTGGACATCCACTTTGACCACAACTGTGAGCCATAGCAGTAGGTCTATATTGGTTTTCCCATCTACTATTGTGTTTCCAACCTGTTATATTACCGTTAGGTATAGCTTCGTGTGCTTGACCCATTGGGTACATTTTGTCAAGTATATACTCACTTTTACAAGACTCTTCGTACTCATTTGAAGTCATTCCACTTCCACCACCACTTGAGGGTGCAGTAACTGTTACAGAACAAGAAGTCTCAAATTTCCCATCAGAAGTTCTAAATCTTATTGAAGTTTGTCCTTGACCTACTCCTGTTATTCTGTATCTATGACTTCCTAAATCAGATACACTAGCAATAGCTCCACTGCTACTCATACACTCAATATTTTTGTTTATAACATCACTTCCAAACGATATTGTTACGTCGGCAGTTTTACCAATTTCTATTGAAACACTTGCAGGTTCTACTTTTATTCCAGAAGTAGTTGTACTTCCACTTCCTCCACCACTACTTGCAGTTACAGTAACACGAATATCATATTTGTGTCCACCATCATCTGTTGTAGCAGTAACCTTTGAATAACCAACACCTTTTGCCGTTATCAAACCATTTGAACTAACATCAACAGCAAGAGTATTATCAGAGTACCAATGTATCAATTTGTTTGTGGCGCTTGAAGGAATAACACTTGCAATTATTTGTCTTGTTTGTCCAACTTGTAAATTAACTTCCCATTCAGAACAGTTAATGCCTGTTACAGGAATGTTAGCACTACCAGAGTTATTTTTTAACGCTTCAATATCTTTCTTTACTCTTACAAGTTCAGAAGAAAGTGTATCAATAGTGCTTTTTAATGAATTTACATAAGTGTTATTAGTAATCAAATCAGAGATATAATTACTTAAATTACTTATATCATTTGTATTATGTGTATGTTTTTTATTAGCGTATTCAGAGTGAGTATGTGATGTACTTGCATAATTATGTGTATGGCTAGATGAAGCATATTCAGTATGTGTATGTGTTTTATTAGCGTATTCAGTATGTGTATGCGATGTATTTGCATAATTACTGTGTGTATGTGAACTACTTGCATATCCTGTATGTGAATGATTTGAAGGAGCTTTATCGTCCCACGCATTTATTTTAGTTTGAGTTATAGAGTTTAACACATTCAAATTAGAGTGAGTATGGTCGCCATTACCACCACCATTTGAAGTAAGTAAATTACTTTCAGATATAGACGCTTTTCTTTGTAACATACTAACAACATTACTTATATTACAATGTATTTCAAAAGTAGATTTAGGTGCTATTGCACCACACTCAATTATATAGTTAGTTTCATTTGCATATGTTATTAAATCTATGTTAGTACATTCATATACTTTTTCAGAGGAATTTTTTTTAACTGTTTTAGTCATATCAGTTATATAATCAGTTACAGTTTCATCTCCTTCTGTATATTCTTCTTCTATACTTCTAACATGGTAATAATACTTACCATCTGAATGTTTCTCTATACTATCCCATTCACGTAAGATAGGTTTTTCCCACGCTTGAGTTTCAGTGTTGTAGTATAAAAGACGTTTTTTATCTCCAACGTATGACTTGTATGGAGTTGCTACTGTACCTTCTTCTATTTGGATTATAGAATTATCTAGTATTTCATTCAACTTACTATCTTCTACTCCGTAACAACCTATATAAATAAATCCTGTTGAGTCTGTAGTAAATTGAGTTGGATTAATAGTGTTTTTTCTGAAATCATAAAACCAACTTGAATTAACTTGTTTATTCTTACTTATCAATATCAATCCATTAACGTTATTAGTACCGTGTATAGTATATTCTGTATTTGGTTTTAATTTTATATTTTTTACCTTATATCCATCCATATTAACATCAAACTTTGTAGCTAGATTATAGTATAATGTTTTATTAAATAAATTCCCATTTGTATTAACGCTCTCAACTACTATTTCATCAACATCTTGACCTACTGATTTAAGTCCTTCAAAATATGAAGGTGGGTTTTGTGTGTGATCGCCTTCTAACAATACAACTTGTAAGTTTTGTTCTATTGTTTCCGCTTTCTTTAGTGATAACCATATATCTCCATCT